AAATAAGACACCAAGGAACATTATGGGAAGATGCACGAAATTTAATCTCGTGTACGCCATGTTCGTAACTCCGTTGGAGGAAGCTATTTTACATATACCAGAAATATTTAAAGGAAAAACACTCACCGCAATGGGAGATGCCTTCTATAGTTTGATCTATGGTGAAAAATATATGATGTGGGATATGACAAAATTTGAAGCTTCACAACAAGAGAAACCATTATATGATATCGAAATGGGAACATGGAAACGTCTGATAACAGACATACCTATATTGAATCTAATTTACAATATCTGGAAAGCAAAAATGATCAAACGTGGATTCTACCCCACAGGAGTTGAGTTTTTCTTTCTATGGTGCAGAGGTTCAGGTGATGGATACTGGCCTTTTCAACACCATCCTTAACTGGGTGGCTACTAGATATTTCGAAATAGTAAATAATTTACCCGCTAGACGGTTTGGAGTAACAGGTGACGACGGTATTCGATCACTACCAAACAAAGTAGATCCTAAAACTTTAATAAACACATACGAGCTCTTCGGCTTCAAGACCGAACTTATCCCAGTCTCTGACTACCATGATTTAGAGTTTTGTTCATCTAAATTCATCATGTATAACAAATCATGTCGATTCATACTAATCCCAAACATCAAGAAAACGCTCAATAACATAGGTTTTCTAAAGAATTCGCAATTCGAACATTGCATCGGTGACTATTATTATAGCTTAGGCTATATGTACAAGACTTTGTACCCTGGTTTCCCAATATTCGAACAATTGTCGAATTTCTTGATGAACATAGGATCGAATGAGAAGAAACGTTACGTGGCCATGGAGATACTACAGCAAGAAAAACCTTACCTTGCGGATATATTCGTTCATGGGCTGCAGCATTATGATATAGAACCGTCTTTCATCATGACGGAGTATTATATGTCATATGGACTGTCGCCTGTCGAGATAGAGAACATCATAACCTATCTTGACGAAAGTCACATCATAATACCTGAAACGTCCGATCGCAAGTTCAAGAAAAGCGGCGATAATAAGAACAAATTTCAGGACTTAGACTATGATGTCTGTGAGCAGATACTTCTACAAGCTTGTAAAACATTCGATTCCGACCCGGTCAGCACAGCTGCGTTGGAGACAAGCGACTACTTAGAACATGTAAAGTGGAAGTACGACCATCCGAGCGCTGCACTCAGATAAACCAATCATAAACCGCTG